TCAGTTTTCAAGGGACACCTCCTGGAATTGGGACTGGCTGATGATGGTCGATGCAGCCGTGCGGGCGGCCGCTCGTTTTGCTGTCCGGCGCGCGTCGTAGCAGGCTTTGCACCACGAATGCAGCTTCCCGTTGCTCGTATAGAAAAAATCGCCGTCAGCGGGCCAGAATTCCTGGCAGCGCGCACATTGGGCCTCGGTGCCCAGCTCGGTTTCAGTGGTCTTCCTGGCCATGCTGCTTTCCTTGTGTCGGCCGATCACCCTGGGCGGTGATGTGCTTGATTTGCTCCCAGGCCGAAAGCATCGGGTCGAAGGTCTGCCGTGCGCGCGCCTTCGCGAGAGCAACCTGCAGACGACCTCGATCCGCATCCGGTAGCGCCGCATCCAGCGCCACAGGCGCCCAGCGGTCGACCTGCGCGGGCAGATAACGCAGTGCCCACTTCTTCATGCTTTCGATCAACCGCTCGGCCTGCTGGCCAGTGATCCACTGCAGGGCATCGACGCCAGTGATCCGCTTTACATAGGCCGCCAGCGCTTCCTCGGACGGATTCTTGATCGCGCCCAGCTCGCGCAGCAGCAGCCACAGCGCCCTGATCTTGCGGCTCTCCGCCTGCAGGTCCAGGGGTCGGCTCGGCGTGGCCTTGGCGCGCACCTTGAAGCCTACTCGCTTGAAATGATCCAGGGCGCGTTGCAGTTCCTCGGTGCTCATGCGCGAGCACGAGTCCTTGCCCGTGGCCGTCATCAGAGCGACACGATAGGTTTCCCGGTCCAGTTGCAGGTCGCGGGATGCGATGTGCACCAGTCGGATCAGGCGCTGGCGCTCATCGGCACGCTTGGCGGAGGCAACCATGCTATTCACCGTAGCCCAGCATGAGTGGTGCGGCTCTGGCGCCAACGCCCTGGTGCAGCTGGACGTCATTGCCGGCGCGGCGGCCTGCAGCCCGATCTGCCCAGCCTCGCACGCCGGCATCGCGGCTACGCGGCGTGAAGTTGCCGAGATTGGGATGCTTCAGCTGCATGTGCGCCTCGATCGCGGTCTTCTGGTGCGCCGTCGCTTCCATGTGTGATATCAGGGTCGAGACTGCGTCGACCCAGCCCAAGCAAAAGGCATCGGCGCGTACAGTTTTGCTTTTCTGCCGGCACCGCTTGAGCTTGGTCTTGATGTGATCTCTGCGGGCACGGGCCATCAGGCGCATGAGCACATGCAGGGTGTACTGCGCCACGTCGACGCCAGGCGGGCAGCCGACCAATAGCCACATGGCTCTGCTGCCGGAAAGAGCGCCCGCGCCCACGAGGATCAGTTCGCAGCCGAAGGCGCTGGCCACCAGGCTGGCCAGGTCAGCCTCGTAACGGCTGGGTTTGAGTGCGCCCGCCATCACGATCTTTTCGCGCACGCTGGCCGCAGTCACTTCTAGCTCGGAGACGCTGTGCTCGCGCATCAGCGCCTGCGCTTGGCGCATGGCGGCAGCGGCCTCGGCCGGCTCGCTGGACTTGGCCAGCGACAGGCACTTCTCGATCTTGCGGAAGATGTCATCCTTGTCCATGCTGAACCTCTTCGGCGAGAGTGCGAAGTGCCGGGACGATCGGGACCGAATAGATCGGCGTGTGGCTGGTGAAGGCGTAGGACTGCGTATCGCCCTCGGGGAAGATCTGTTTGAGCATGGTGACTCCGTCCCGCCGGGTGAACTCGATACTCATGCGATCCGGCAGCAGGCGCCCGATGTTCAGGATGCTGGCGCGCAGGACGTCCATCTTGACCTGGTCGTTCGCGGCGACCACGCCGTCTATGCGCTCGACATCGGCCACGATCCGGTCGATCTCGGACAGGCAGTCAGCCTTGCTGATGGGGCTGGCGGGGGCTTTGTGCGCTTCCAGTGCGGCGCGGATACGTTGGATGGGCGTCATGGCTGGCCTATTCAGAGGTGTGCCGATGCACGGCGGGCGGGATGATCTGATCCACGTTGACACGGTCGAGGTAGGTGATGAGGTCGCGAGTCTCCTGAGCGGTCAGACGCAGCGACTTCCTGCCCAGCTCGATGACCAGGTCGCCGTTGGTGTAGAGCGCAGCCACCAGCGTGCCGGCGCGCTGCTGATGGCGCTTGCGGTGCTCACCCCACGACGGTCCGCCATCGTTCTCGGCGGGGGAGGCGTCGGCCGACCCGGTGCCTGGGTAGTACGCATTGACCCATCGGCCATTGGGCGCCTGAACGCGCTCTGCACGAATGTCACCGGCAGCTATGCGGTGCGCCAGCTTGGAGGAGATGGCAGTGGTCTCGAGGCGCTCCTCGATCTCGACGGACCGTATGCCCGGCTGAGCACGTATCAGGTCGATGATGTCCTGTGTTGTCGTCATGGTGTTCTCGCGTGTGGGTAGGTGGAAACGGCTGCTCATCAGTGCCTGACCACCACGCCAGGCAGACCGCCCGCGGGCGGTTTCGCGGGATCACGCCTGCTCTGTCTGCCCTAGCTCCAGGCCCGGCAGCTGCGGCTGCACACGCCGACGTGCCTCGGCCAGCATTGCGCGGTAGCGCTGGTAAACGTAGACGTAGCTCACGTCCAGGTGCGCGGCGATCTCCGAGGCGTTGCCGCGGCGAAAATGCGCCCAAATGTACGCATCGTGGTCGAGCCGCCCATACGATCGGTCCTTCGGGATATAGAGGTTCTGTCCGCCGTAGTGCTGGTGCAGCAGGTCGATCATCTCGTCGCCGACCTCGGCCGCCTGGTCGGGGTCGAGGCCGACCCGCTTCATCAGGAACACACCCATGATCTCGGCCATCTCCTGCAGCGTCTTGTGCCGGCGGCGGGCGGTAGGCGTGTCGTCGTAGCTGGACATTGCTGGCTCCTGGTGGATTGTCGGACGCGCGGCTATTCCACGACCTCATTCAAGTATTCGACCGAGCCGCTTATGTGCTCGCCGAACCGCGCGATCGCTGCTTGCAGCTCGTTGGCGGCTCCCTCCACCGATCCGTCGATGCCGTCCCACGGATCGGCCAGGCGCTGTACTTCTGCCTGCATGCGGGCGAGCCTGCGACGGATACGGTTGGCCAGGATGTTCGGCTTGAGGCCCAATGCCTGCGCGCGGGTCTGTGCCATGTCGCTCTCCTTAGATGTCGGTAGGGCCGATCTGCACGCGTTCTTCGAACGCCTGCAGGAGCGAATCAACCCGCTCGGTCGAGTCGGCCATCAGGACGATCGCGATCTTTGCGCCGCCCTCAATCCCGAATTCCAGCGTCAGGCGGTTAACGTCGCGGCTCCTGACCATCGCCGCCAGGATTTCGCCTATGCGAACGCCCTCGATGTCGCCCAGGTTGGTGAGCGGGTCGTCGAGTGAGAATTTCGTCGCCATGGCTACACCTCCGCCACGCCCAGCGGAATCTGCTCGTAGCGATCGGTCATGCCGACGCGCTGATACACGCGCAGGTACGTTTTGCTGCCCGTCACCATCGTCGAGTCGCTGATCGCCTGCATCGCTTGCGTCCAGCGCGGATCCTCAGACTGGATGCGGCGCAGAGCCAACACGCGATTGGTATTGATGTTGCCCGCTTTGTCCACCTCGAATGCGCGATCGATCACGGCCTTCAGCTCGGGGCGCGCGCCATCGGTCCAGTCTTGCAGACATTGGTCGATCAGCTGCTTGGCGACCTGCAGGCGCTCATCGAACACAAGTGAATCCTGGACTGCGCGGATGATCTTGAAGCGCTGATCGAACGAGTACAGCGTCACGTTGCCCTTACGGCCGCCGAGTTGGACACCATATTGGGCTGCAGCGAGATCCAAAAATGCGGCAATCTCGGTGAACGCGCGCTCTTTGAATGCCGTCAGCGCGTTGTTGTGGCCAATGGCCTCGGTGGTCAGGCTGTTGACCAGTTCGTCGCGCAGCAAGTCCTGCGCGCTTATCGTCGATTCAGGCACCAGCCGGCCCTGACCATCCATCCGGTAGCCCGGCGGCGTCGTTGTGGTCGTACTCATGAAAAACACTCCTTCAGGTACGGGCAGCGCACGCGCGCGCCCGGGAAAAAATCTGAGCCGACAGCACGCCGACGGCAGTGGCGGCGCCTTCGTCGTGCGTTGCGCTCACGCCGCGCAGGCAATGCACGACGGCGTGGACGACTTCGTGGGGGACGATCTCGTCGAGGTTGCTGTCCATGCCGAGCACGATTACGCCCTGGTGCCGGGCCGTTGCAGATGCGCTCGGCTGGAAATAGCCGTGCACGGTCTGGCGATCGCGACGGCGGCGTCCGGCGCGATATTCCCGATCGACATCCGCGACGCCGGGCAGCAACCGCACGCGCAGGCTGATGCCAGCATGGGCGACGGTGAACGCGAAACGTGTGCGCGTGCGTGCCATGATCAGTGCACCGACTGCCGGTCAGCGTCCGACGGCGCGAAACGGGTGCGCTCGATCGCGGCCTCGATGTGTCGGCGCACGCCGTCCGCGTCGCCGCGGATGTGCGCTATCAGAATCTCGGCCAGCATGTCGCTGAGCTCCAGGCCTGCGCGCTGGAGTGCGGCCGAGGCGAGCGTTGCCTGCAGCAGCGCACCGTTGGCCGTATGCAGCGCTCGGCGTAGTTCGTCGACAGAGGCCAGCTCGGACGGATTGACCATCGCTACGGAGATATCGAAGTCAGGCATGGTCAGCGGCCTCCGCATTGGACTGACGAGCGGGCGCGTGCTGGTCGCCCCGCGCTGCTGCCGTGCAGGCGCGACAGCGGATCATGATCGGCGGCGAGCAGATGATGACGTCGTAGTCCGGCTGACGACGGTTGCAGATTCCGCAGGTGAACAGGCCGAGCGTCGTGGGCGTGGGTACCGTGCGGGTCAGCATGGCAAATCCTCCTGGACCACGATGCGAATGCCGCGGTACAGGCCCGTGATGTGCCCTCCGGCCCGAATGGTCGACGCGTCGCACTCGGCCAGCAGCCTGTCGGCCGGCAGGCCATTGAGATCGACCAGGAGGATCGCATGCCCACCATCGTTCGGGAACGGATCCTCGCGGGTCACACGAAATCCGAGCGCGCGCAGCGCGCGCGCCGCGGCGTTGGACTCGGCCAGACGGCCGACCAGGTCGTGCGTCAGAACTCGCGGCTGGTGGAATGCGCTGGCGACTGCCGCGATATCGGCGTGCGTGATCAGTTCCATGTCACATCTCCTGCTGCGACCGAACGGCCGCGGCGATGAGCTCGCCAGTGATGGTTTTTGCACCGATGCGCGCGGCTTGGTTCAGCGCGATGGACGCGAGGTTGTTGACCGCCAGCGGATAGCAGATCGAACGCTGAACGACACGCCGGGCCTGGCCGCGGCCGACCGTCTGGGCGGCCTGCAGGCGGGCGCGCATCTCGTCTATGGCGCTGGCCTCGAAGATGGCATCGGCCTTCATGTCGACACGGGCGAACTTGTGCTGCAGATACGCCTGCAGCTCGCCGTCGAGCGGGCCGAGCGTGGCGATCTCCGTGCGCTGCACCACCTCGCGCACGCGCGGGTTGCGATCGTCCAACTTCCAGGCCAGTTCCGTCTGCCCGATCAACAGGATCGCGAGCAGCCGGCCGAAGCCGCTTTCTGGCTCCAGCTCGTAGAACCTCTTCAGGTGTTTCAGCGTCGACGTCGGCAGGTCGTGCGCCTCTTCGATCACCAGCACGTGGCGCTGTCCGGCCTTGGCCGATGCGCGCAGCAGTTCGTGCAACTGCTCACTGCGGGCTTGCGCGGTCTGGCGCACGGTAGCCAGACGATCCACTGCACGGATGATCGACGACGCGATGTCCTGCGCGCGCAGGGCCTGGTTGCGCCTGTTCGTGTCGCCATCCTCCACGCCCAGCACGTAGGGTTCGATCACCGTGATCGGCTCGCGCTGCTCGGTGATCCATTCCTTCAGGTCGCGCTTGACCGTCGTCTTGCCGGCGCCAGACTCGCCGATGACGGCGAGCATGCCGCCGTGCTTCGCGCACTGGCGCACGGCCGCGCGCACGTACCGTATGTCATCGGACAGGTACACGTCCGCCGACGACTCCATCTCGTCGGTAAACGGATCGCGCGCGATCTTGAAGTGCCGGCGCGCCTCGGGCGTCAGAGGTTGTTTTCGGAGTAACATTTCTGCGATTTCCTCGCTGTCATCAGGTTGGGAATCGGCCGGCGTGGCATCTGCCACGACTTCCACGCCGGCCTTCGGTTGAATCTGGGAAAAGACGCCAGCCAGGGACTGCTTGGGCACACCGGCCGCTATCAACACCGCACGGATCTGCCGCTGGAGCTCGTGCGGCGCCGTACCCTTCGGCCAGAAGCCGTGATTCACGATCTGGGCGATGCTCCCGGCTGACCAAGCGTGTCCGCCAGCGGCCTGCATCAGCTGACCCAGCTTGCGGTAGGTGATGCTGTGCTGGGTGAGCACCAGTTTCAGTTTCAATGCCATGCAACCTCCTATGCGATCCGCAGGCCGAAGCTGGCATCGGGCTGGCCGCGGCGTTTGAATTCTTCGATCAGCGCGTCCACGCGGTCTTCACGCACCCCATCGGCATACAGACGCCTGAACCACGCATGCTCGTCCGAGGTCAAGCTGCGCTTGATCGCATCGACCAGGCGCAGCATCGCGGCCTCGGCCGACAGGACTGGGATGACCTCTTCCACGTGCGCTGGGGTCGCGATAGCCTCGCCAGTGCGCGGCAGGTACGCAGGCTGTTCGATGCCCTGAATGTAGGAATGCGCGTCGAGCGTGCCGCCGAACGGCACGGCCTTGCGCGCCCGCGCCTTCTTGACGCCGTCGGCGTCCAGGCCCGGATACGCGGTGGCGTCCAACTGCTGCGCGGCGCGCTCAATGTCGGTATGCGGCATGGCCTTGTATTCCTCGCCGATGACGGCGGCGGACAGGCGCTCGCCGAACTGGTCGAACTCATGCTCCGGTTCGACGCGGTAGACCAGCATCTCGCCGTCGTAGCGAGGTACGCTGACCTGGATGGCGGTCTCGCCGTAGGCGAGTGCCTGCACGCTCACCAGCTCGCCACGGTTCACGCCGGCCAGGCCGCGCAGCGAATAGGATCGCGACCTGTCGGCGTTCGGATGGCGAAAGCTGATCGACATATCCGGGCGCACCTTGCGCTCTTCGGAGCGGCTGGCCATGAGCGCCCGGCAAATCTCGATGGACGGCAGTTCGCGTAGCTGTTCGGCCGTGATGAGCTGCCACAGGTCCAGGCGGGCCATCGGCACGGCCAGTCCCTCACGCCGCAGCCGGGTGTCCTGGCCGGGCAGCAGGTTGGCGTTGTAGGCGTTGGCCCACGCGAACGCCGCCTGGTTCAACTGCACCACGTCCTCAACAGGCTCGAAGCGCAGACGGCTCTCGAACTGTGTTTCGACGATGTTGTTGGCGCCCTCGACGCCGCCCTTGACCCGCGCATGGCCGGCCTCGTGCGTCTCGTAACGGACATCTAGGCGGTCCAGCAGGTTCAGGATCGTGCCGGCGCGGTTGGCCGACCCTTTGTCCCACAAAACCAGACGCGGAACACCATGAAACTGGCGCCCATCGCGCCGGCTCCAGGCGAACATGAGGAATTCAAACAGGCTGTGTGTGTCCTCACCCTCGGCTTCCGTGTACCACGGCACGATCAGGCCACTGGCGCGGTCGTACAGCACGTACCGGTAAACCTTGAGCTTGACGCGGGCATAGTTCTCCAGCTTGTTCTTGTAGAACTCGCGCTCGCGCATGATGTGCTGCTTGCCCTTCAGGTAGTACACGAGGCAAAGCGACGGATCGATCTGGTGCACATGGTTCGGGTGCAGCGCCCGCATGTGCTGCACGCTGGTGCCGTCTCGCTGGGCGTCGACGTTCAGGCGGCGATCGCGCATCAGGCGATTGAGCTGGGCGTTGCTCACGTTGAACTCCACTCCGTTGCGCGCCAGCACGCCGCGCGCCGTGGTGGTAAACAAGGTCTGCTTGCCGTTGTCGCGGATGCTTTCTCGCTGGGCAGCGCCCAGCATTTTCAGGGCGTCGTCGGCCACGCTGGTGCGCCCCTTGTCCGCGCGCGCCTTGCGGCCGGACGACCAGCCGCAGCGCTGCTGTAGCTGCCGATAAACCGTCTGGGGCGACCAGCCCAGGAACGCCGCGGCCGATTCGACCACGGCGCGGCGCCCCGACTTGGCGCCCAACTGGTCCAGCTGCACGGCGACGCCGCGCAGATAGTCGAGTGCATCGTGGGTGAGTGCCATGCGTCCTCACTCCGCTGCAGGGTCGGTCAGGACGTGGGATCGCGCCAGTTCGATCTCGGCACCGAACCGGGCCAGCAGATCCGCGCGCGCCGCGGCAACCATGCTTGCCGTGCGCTCGATGGAATCGGCCAGGTGCAACACGACGGACAGGACCGGCGGGGGCAGATCGACCAACGCCTCCGGGTCGTAGCCAGGCTCGGTCGCGAGTTCCTGCGTCAGCCAGGCGTCCAGCGCCTCGGTGGCCTGCTGATGGCGCATCAGCGCCTCATCGATCAAGGTCTGACGCTCGGTAATTTCGACCTTGAATGGCGCGACCTTGTCGTCCCAGCTGGCGGTGCGCAGCTGGAGTTTCTCGAGCTGCGTCTGCAGGGTACGCGAGCGCTCGGCCGCTTCCGCGTGCAGCTTCTCCATGGCGCGCTGTTCGGCCTTAGCATCGTCTATGGCTTTCTGCTGCTCGGCCCGCTCTTGGCCGTGGCGCACGGCCAGTTCCTGCATCAGATCCAGGACCTCTTCGCGGGTCTGGGCTTCTTCGACCGCGCGGCGCACGATCTCCTGCTCGGGGGGCGGCAGCGCCTTGATAGCGTTGTAGTCGCGCTGGTGCAGACCGATGCGTTCGGCCTGCTCGAAGGCCTCTTGGCCGAGGATGTTGCGGTTGCTGATCAGTTCCTGCAGGCGCCGCTGACTCTTGCCGAATTTTTCTTGGCAGAAGTCCTCCAGGCTCTCAAAAGCGCGACCGTCGCGCTTTTTGAAGTGGACCCAACCCTTTGATTTTTTTATCTTTTCATAGGTTTGGACGAGTACGGAATCCGCGACAGTCGCGTAAAACAGCGCGGTTTCGAGACGGCCGAGGTCCACACCGGCCGCCAACACTTCGTCCATTTCGTCCTGCGTTTTGCCCTCCTGCGCCGCGCGCAGGGTCGCCAGGTCGGCGTTGTAGGCATCCTGGTTGACCGCGGGCAGCGGCTCGGCGGGGGCTGTGATTGTTTTCTTGCGGGCCATGGAATGGGGCTCCTGTAGCAGACGGATGGAGTTATGGCAGGCGCGTGTAGCGCTGGCGGCGTTCGTCGAGCGCGGCCTGGGCTCGGACCATGGACTGGTCGAAGGCATGCGCGATCTGGACCAGCTTCGGCCCTAGCATCCACACGTCGGACTGAGCCGGGTCGCGCTCGGCCAGGCCGGCGGCGCGCAAGTTCTCCAGTGCTCGCAGTGCTGTGGGTGCGGGCACGTCGACGGCTGCAGCAACGTCCTTCAAGCGCATGCCGGAGAAGTCGCGGTTGGCCAGCACGAGCATCACCTTCAAGGTGCGTTGCACCTGTTCGCTCAGGTAACGATCGGCGCTCATATCTGAACCTCCATGCTGCCTCGGGTCCAATCACGCCCCGTGCATGGCCGCTTTTCGGCAGCCACGGCGATGGCTTCCATCGCAGCGGCGAGCGAGCGCAACTGCATCGGGGTGAGATCTACGCTGCAGAACGGCCCACCATCCAGGGTGGCGAGAGGCTCGTTTCGGTATGTGCGCGTGAGGACGACTTTGATGGCCTTCATGGAGCGCTCCTGCGTACAGAGCGACGTTGCGCCTCAATCTGCGAACGACTGCGACGCAGGGTCACCTGGTCCGGCCAAATGGCAGAAATCGATTTGCCCAATATCTGGCTGATTCGCCTCTGAATGCGTTCGCTGCGGATGCGGCCACTGATCGTTTGTGAAATCGACGACGGCGCAACCTGCAATTCATCCGCCAACATTGCCGGCGTGATTTTGGCGATGCGCAGCGCCGCTTTTATTTCCTCAGGGTGCATGCTCTGCTATCCTCGACAGCCTAATTAGTTAGGTGAATCGGTCGCCGTAAATATCGGGCGATCCGTTAGGCACTATGATGGTACGCAATTGCGTACCTGTCAAGGCAAACATTGGTGCGCGATTGGATAACTTTGGCGAGCGACTTCGAGAGGAACGTCAGCGGCTGGGCATGAGCCAGGCGGAGTTTGGTGCGGCCGGCGGGGTGCTCAAGCAGGCTCAACTCAAGTATGAAAAGGGCGAGCGCACGCCGGACGCGGCCTATCTTGCAGCAATCGCGCAAGCAGGGGCTGATGTCCAGTACCTCCTGACAGGCTCTCGAGCCTTCACGCCTCCACCACCCATTTCCCCCGAGCATCGGGCGCTTATCCGCGATTACGACGCCAGTTCCGACGACGGTAGGGACGCGATTCGGCGTATGGCTGCTGCGACGGCTTTAGGGGCTGCAGCGGCGGTAGCTGGACATCGAGCGCCCGAAGGGGGTAAACAGGCTCCTCCGAAGAAAGCTGACTTTTCGATTCAAGCCGACAAGCTCGGGGCGGTAGTGAAAAGGGCCGCCAAACGAATCACGATCAACATGGGAGATAAGAAGAAATGAAGGCAAAGAGCGTTGGGGTAATAGCTCGGGAAATTCGTCGTTTGCAGTTGGTTGTTTGCCTCGACGGCTCGGCTCTGGCTGGACTAAAAAAATCTCTGAAAAAAAAGATTCGAACCAACAATGCCAAGGTCATTTTTGCCGCCACGCTGACGCTGGGAATCGTGCCAGCCTGCGCGGCTGGCATCTGGACGATCCAGCCTGACACTGAACTCGCCGAATACACCCAGAAAAAGGAAGTCGCCGAGGTGTTCCTACGTGACGTACGTCATGAGGTCGAGGTTGCCTTGCCTGTACTTCGTAAATATTGGGAAAGTGGTATTTCGCCAGCCGTACCTGCCCAAGGCAGAAAATTTGCCAAGCTCACCGAGCGGGGACAGCAGTTGTCAGAGCCTTTTCGACCATTTGCCTCGTGTAGGGGATTGGGCGCGGCGGCCTCACAGTTATGGACGGCTCATCTGAACTCTCAGATGACGGCGAATGCTCTGTACACTGCCTGGCACATGTACAGTGAGTCGCTGCGTGAATGCCAGATGTCGATCGATCACCCTCCCGAGGACACTATTACGGTGATCGGCTCGCCTGCTCGGGCGAACGATCTGCCCAGCAGTTGCCTGAATGCTGGGGAGGGCAGATGGTCGTGCCCTGCTGCGCTGCGCGCCAAGCTCGAGGAAGCAAACAAAAAATGAGCACGCTCTCGCGGTAAATCCATTTAATAGCCCCTCCGGACGAGGCCCGGCACGATGCAGCTCGCTCTGCATCGTTCCTGGTTCTTTCCCGGAGGCCGCTTGTCGCTATCCCACATCCCCCTGCATCGCCGGCTGCCCCGGTTCACGACCTGGCTGGCGATCGCCGCGTTTTTCATTGTGATCATCGGGCTGGTATCGCCGCAGCAGATCCCGGTCGTCATCTACAAAATCTCCCTGATCACGCTCGCGGCGGTGCTGGCCTATTGGCTGGACCGCGCATTCTTCCCCTACGCCCGTCCGGACGGCTACCTGGTGCGTGACTGGCGCGAGGGCAACTGCTGCGGGACGCACCGCGTCGACTACCCGATCGCGGATGGCTACGAAACTGCGTTCGTGGCGGCGACGATCCGTCGCGCAATCATCGCGCTGGCCGTCATCATCGCGGTCGCGACGGGGTTGTGATGACACCCAGCTTTGCCGGGCTCCGGCTGCTGACGATGCTGACGACGCTGCTGGCCGCGTCGTGCGCGGCGTTGCCGGCACTGGCAGCGCAGCCGCCACGCGCGTCCCTGCAATACCGTGACGCCGTTATCCGCAACGGCCGTGCCGTGTGGGGGCTGGACGCTCCTATCGCCGTGTTCGCCGGGCAGCTGCATCAGGAAAGCGCCTGGCGTGCCGATGCAGTGTCGGCAGTGGGCGCGCAAGGGATCGCCCAGTTCATGCCGGACACGTCGGCATGGATCGCGGGGCTGTATCCGACGCTGGCCGCGAACGCACCATTCAACCCGAGCTGGGCGATACGCGCGCTGGTCCAGTACGACCTGTGGCTACATGCGCGCATCAGCGCGGCTGACGATTGCCAGCGCATGGCCATGACGCTGTCCGCGTACAACGGGGGGCTCGGGTGGATCCAGCGCGACCAGCGGCTGGCGGCCGGCCGCGGCCTGGATCGCGCCGTGTGGTTCGACCAGGTCGAAACGGTCAATGCCGGGCGCAGCGCCGCCAACTGGCGCGAAAACCGCGCGTACCCGCGCCGGATTCTGTATGTGCACCAGGCGCGCTATCTGGCCTGGGGATCGGGAGTGTGCCTGTGAATCCGACGATCATCGCCTGGGGCCTGCTCGCCGCCTTCGCGGCCGGCGGCGCCGGCTACTGGTGGGGCGACAGGGACGGCCACGCACGTGGTGCCCTCGAAGCCCAGGCCGCCCACGATGCCGCACAGGTCCAGAACCTGGGGTTGAACCTGGCCGAACTGCGCAATGCAATCTCGGACGGCGCGGCAGCCAACCGGGCCGTCCGTACTGCCATGACCAACCTAGAGGCTCGGAACAAGACGTCCAACATGGAGCTGAAGAATGCCATCGAGAAATCTCGCCAGCCTGGCGCTGCTGTGTGCCAGCTCGATGCTGACAGCCTGCGGGTCCTCGCCGCAGCTGCCGCCCGCGCCGATGCCCTCGCCGCAGGTGGTCTCGCTGCCGGCGGAACTGGCGGCGCGGTGCCCGCCGGTCGTGCGCCCGACTGAGAACTCTGACGAGGCCCGCGCGCTTGCCCTGGAGGCCATGTACGGCTTGTACGGTACCTGCGCGGCCAGGCACGTCGACACCGTGGACCACATCAACGCGAGACACCATCCATGACGGTACAGATTGAACTGTGGCAGCTCATCACGCTGCTGCTGGCATTTTTCGGGGCGTGCGGAGCTGTGGGCAAGGTGTTGCTGGCGCAAACGCAACGGCATCTGGACGCGCGCTTCAACGTGCTGGAGGCGGCCAACCGCGACGAGGCTGGGCAGTGGCAGCGCATCGAACGTGACCTCATGCAGCTGCGTGCTGATCTGCCGCTGGAGTATGTGCGGCGTGAGGACTATATCCGCGGCCAGAGCATCATCGAAGCCAAGCTGGACGGCCTGGCCGTGAAACTGGAAAACGCCCAACTGCGCGGGCTGGCTGGAGTTAAGAATGCAAATTGACGTGGAACGCGCGCGCCGCGAGGCCCTGCGCTGGCTCATCCTCCTGACGCTGAATCATGCGAGGCCGGTCGGATCCTACGAGGGACCGATTCTTTCCGTGGCGCAGACGCAGTATCCCGACGCCACGCCGCTGGAGCTGCGCCGGGAACTGGATTACCTGGCAGACCGCAAGCTGGTCAACCTGGTCAAGGAGCCGAGCGGCCGCTGGTTGGCTGATCTCACTCGCTATGGCGTGGACATCGCCGAGTACACGATCGACTGCGAGCCAGGCATTGCTCGCCCGGCGAAGTACTGGTAGCCGCCATGGCACGCAAATCCTCCATCCGACGTCTGCCGGACGAGGTGCGAGCCTATATCGAGGCCCGCATCGCGCAAGGCGCCTGCACGCTCGATGAACTGATCGCGGACCTGCGCGAGCGGTTTCCGGCGCAGGACGCCGCTGGCGAACTGCCCAGCCGGTCAGCGGTACACAGGTATGGGCAGCAGCTGGAGCGGCGCCTGTCTGCGATCCGGGCGAGCACGGAAGCGGCGCGCCTCATTCGCGCGCAGGCTGGAGACCGGGAGGACGCGCGCAGCGAGGCGTTGACGGCCATGATCCAGTCGGAACTGTTCGAGTCCATCATGGCCCTGCAGGAGGCGACCGACGAGGACGTGAAACCGGATGAACGGATAGGCCTGCTCAGTGCGGCCGCGAAGAACATCGCGACGCTGACCAGGTCGAGCGTGACGCTAAAGAAATTCCAGGTGGAGGCCGAGGAACGCGCGCGCCGCGAGCTGCTCGCCCAGCAGGAGATGAACCTGCAGCAGGTCGCCAAGGCGCGCGGCATGGATGCCGAACAGGTCGATTTCTGGCGCCGTGAATTCCTGGGGATCCACGCACCATGAGCATCCGGCATTCCCTGATGGTCCCCGGCCGCGGCGTTGCCTCGTTGGACGGTGACTCCTGATGGTCGCCGTCATCCAGCCTCTGGCCTCGACTCTGCGCGTCCTGGAATGGGACGATCTGCCGGCGAGCGTCCGCGCGATTTCGGACAACTTCAATCCGCTGGCCGACGGCATCCTGATGCTGCACCAGCGCCAGGTTGCCGCCCTACGGGCGTCGATCATCGCCATTCCGAAAGGCAGGCGAACGGGCATCACGTTCGGCACGATGCTGAACAAGACCTTGGTGGCCGCAGCGCGCAAGTCCGCCGGCGGCGACAACGTCTTTTACATCGGCGACACGAAAGAAAAGGGCCTCGAAGCGATTGGCTATTGCGCCAAGTTCGCGCGGGTAATCGCTCGCGCCCAAGGCGAGGGCGTGTCGGGCGTCGAAGAGTTCCTGTTCGAAGACCAGGACGAGAACGGACGCACCAAGCACATCACGGCCTATCGCATTCGATTCTCCAGCGGGTTCCAGGTCTGCGCCTTGTCCAGCCGGCCGGCCAACATCCGGGGCCTGCAGGGCCACGTCGTGATCGACGAAGCGGCGTTTCACCCCGACGTGCAGGGCGTGCTCGACGCGGCCACCGCGCTGCTGATCTGGGGCGGGCAGATCACCATCATCAGCTCACACAATGGCAAACACAATCCGTTCGCGCAGCTTTGCCGCGACATCGAGGCCGGCCGCTATGGTGCCGACGCCGTGGTAGTGACGGTGACGTTCGACGACGCCGTGGCCAACGGCCTGTACGAACGCGTGTGCTTCATGAAAGGCACCACGCCCACCGATGCCGGCAAAAAGGAGTGGTACACGAAGATTCGGAGCGCGTACGGCGTGCGCCGCGCAGCCATGCGCGAGGAGCTCGACGCCATCCCGCGCGATGGCAATGGCGTCTGCCTGCCCGGCGTGTGGATCGAAAAGGCCATGGCCGAGGAGCGGCCGGTGCTGCGTCTCGCCCTGGACGACGATTTCGTCAGGAGGGGCGAGGACGAGCGCAAGTCCATCGTGGCGGACTGGATCACCCGCCATGTAGATCCGGCGCTGCGGATGGTGAACCCGCGGCTGCAGACGGTCTTCGCGCAGGACTTTGCACGGCATCGCGATTTCTCGGTGTTCGGCGTCGGCCAGGTCGAGGGAAATCTACGGCGGCGCGTCCCCTTCATCATCGAGATGCACAACGTTCCCGCGCGCCAGCAAGAACAGATCATCTGGTACGTCATCGACCGGCTACCGCGCCAATGCGGTGGTGCGATGGATGCCACCGGCTCGGGCGAGACGCTGGCCGAGTACACGGCCGACCGATATGGCCATGGCCAGGTGCACCAGATCAAGCTCAATCGCACCTGGTACGGCACCTGGATGCCGCGGCTGATCCAGGCATTCGAGGACGGAACCATCGATCTACCGCGCGACGACAACGTGTCGGCGGACCTGCGCTCGATAGAGGACGTCGAGGGCATTCCCATGGTCGTGAAGCTGCGCCGGAAGGATTTGAAGGATCCGGAGTTGAGCCGCCACGGCGATGCCGCAGTGATGCTGGCGCTTCTCTGGTACGCCTCGCTGAACATGGCCGCGCCCATCGAATACACCCCGGTTCCCAGGCAAACCAGCAGGTGGGACGCCCTGCCGGATGACGGTGAAGAGGACGGCACCTGGACCGGCGGCGGGGCATGGCGGCAAGCGCTTAGGATTTCCGGCCCGCTGAGGCGTTATCTGGGGGTGGCGGCTACGCTGACCCTGGCTCGCGCCAAGATCGCCGTTGTGAACGTTTATAAACGCGTCCCTGCCCCATTTAGGCCGGCAAGGATCGCTGCAAGCTGGGTCTGAGCCCGGCGCGAGAGACTTATGGCCCAGATCGTTGACCAGTTCGGCAACCCCATCACCCGCGAGCAGCTGCAGGAATCACAGACCGCGCGGCTCGGCCACCTGTTGACAGAGTGGGAGAACCATCCGACACGCGGGCTCACCCCCGCCCGGCTGGCGCAAATCCTGCAGAATGCCGAGCGCGGTGACATCACGGCGCAGCACGAGATGTTCGCCGACATGGAGGAAAAGGACGGCCACCTGTTCAGCGTGATGCAGACCCGCCGGCTGACGGTCAGCCAGCTCGAATGGTCCGTCAGCCCGCCCGAGGGCGCCACGGCCGCGGAAAAATCCGAGGCTGCGTTCGTCACCGAGGTGCTGCAGGATCTGGAGATGGAGGACATCCTGTTCGACATGACGGATGCCGTCGGTCACGGATTCTCGGCGTTGGAGGTGACCTGGGGTTCCATCGAACGCCAGCGCGTGCCGGTGCTGGTCGAACATCGGCCCCAGGGGTGGTTCCGCACGCCCACTTCGCCCGGCCTGAACCGCAACGAGCTGCGCCTGCGCGACAACAGCGTCGATGGCCAGGCGCTGTGGCCGTTCGGCTGGATCATGCACACGCACCGATCTCGCAGCGGCTACATCGCCCGCGCCGGCCTGTTCCGCGTCACGGCCTGGCCGTGGCTGTTCCGCAATTTCGCCATCCGCGACCTGGCCGAGTTCCTGGAAATCTACGGACTGCCGATGCGCCTCGGCACGTACAACCCGAACAATCACGACGACAAGGCCCGCGCCACCTTGCTGCGCGCGGTCATCGGTATCGGCCATGATGCGGCGGCCGTGGTGCCGGAGGGCATGAAAATCGACTTCATGCAGGCCGCCCAGGGGGACTCCACGCCATTCGACGCGATGATCGGGCTGATGGAGCGCACGATGAGCAAGGCCGTGCTGGGCGGCACACTCACCAGCGGCGAGGGCGAGCACGGCACGCAGGCGCTGGGCGACGTCCACAACGAACTGCGCCACGACCTGGCCAAGTCGGATGCGAGGCAGCTGGGCACCACGATCACACGCCAGCTCATCTATCCCATCCTCGCCGTCAATCGAGGCCGCATGACGCTGCGGCGCTGCCCGCGCCTGGTGCTGGACACGCAGGAGCCGGAAGACCTGAAGCTGCTCGCCGACTCGCTGCCGAAACTGGTCAGCATGGGCATGCAGATCAAAACGGAGTGGGCACACGGCAAGCTCAAGATTCCCAGGGCCGAGGACGGCGACGACGTGCTGCGAGCCGTCGCTCCCACAGATCCCGCCGGCCCCGGTGACGATTCCGCCAGGCTACCAAGCCGCGCCCGTCTGGGCCGGTTGAAGGCGGACGCGGCCGGCGCAGAGAATCCGGCCTCGGCTGCGCTCGAGGGCCTGACCGACGCCATGCTCGACGAATGGCAGGCCCGGCCCGACCCGATCCAGCAGGCTGTGCAGGAGGCGCTGGACAGCAGTGCTTCCCTGGAGGATTTCCGAGCGGCGGTCGAGGCACGCCTGGCCGCGCTAGATCCAGGCGCAATGGCCGAGCTGCTTAGCCGCGGCACGCTGGTCGCGCGGCTCTGGGGCAACCTGACCAACGGCGGAAAATCCTGATCCATGGCCGGCATCGAGCTCGAGCCGCTGCCGCCCCAGGAGGCCGTCGACTTCTTTCGCCAGAAGGGCTACCGCCTGGCGTTCTCCTGGCAGGATATGCCGGCCCAGGAGCACGCCGCCGCGTTCACGGTGGCGAAGGCCATGCAGATGGACGTGCTCCAGGACATCCGCGGCGCTGTGGACCGCGCGATCGCCGACGGCACGACCTGGCAGGATTTCCGCCGCGCGCTCGGCCCGGCCCTGCAGGACAAGGGCTGGTGGGGCAAGCGCGAAATGGTCGACCCGGTGACCGGCGAGACGGTGACGGCGCAGTTGGGCAGCGATGCCCGGTTGCGCCGGATCTTCGACACCAACTTGGCCACGGCCTACGGCGAAGGCCAGTGGGAGCGTATCCAGCGCAACGTCACGCTGTTTCCGTACCTGCAATACCTGCGCAGTTCCAGCGAACACCCACGCCTCTCGCACGCGGCATGGGCCGGAAAGATATTCCGCGCCGATGACCCGTGGTGGCAGGCGCATATGCCAGCGAAGGAGTGGGGCTGCAAATGCGGCGTGCTGCAGCTCACCCAGCGCCAGGTCGACCAGATGGGACTGACAGTGGAGCAGCCACCGCCGGAGCGGTATGTGGCTTACACGAACAGCCGCACGGGGGAAACGGTCGACGTGCCTCAGGGGGTGCATCCGGCGTTCCACTATCCGCCGGGCCTGCGCCGGGCGAACCTGGCTCGGTCCATGATGGACAAGGCCGATGCGGCGGCGGCGACGACCGCCGCGCGCGTGCTGACCGACGGCGCCGATCTGTGGGCGCCGCTGGTGCAAGCCGAGTTTCATGAGTTCGTCGGACGATACGCCGCGCCGCAGCGCGAGCGACGAGAGCTCGGCCAGCGGCGCGTGGTGGGCGCCTTTGCGCCTGGCGTCGTGAGTAAGCTGCAGGCCGCGGGCAAATTATCGGCCCCGGACTCGCGCGCCACCATTCATGTGCTGATGTCCAAGCTGCGCCACCTGATCGGCGAAGGCCGCACCGCCGAACGTCAGGCCAAGGGCGCCGGCGTCGAATTTGTCAGCGAGCTGCCGGCGGACTTGCGCCGGATCGGCGAGGCCTGGCTGGACGGCAACCGTGTGGTATTGCTGTGCACGTCGCCAACGAGTTCCACGCAGGTGGTGAAAATCGTCGTGGATCTCGACGTACAGGCGCGCGGCGCCAGCGCGGGCAATGTGGTGGTGTCGATGGAGATGATTGACCCGGAGTCGTTTACCCGGCGGGGCTTGGTCAATCTGATGTAGAGACGTTGCGGTGAGACGGCACCCCTGTCAACGCAGGGCACTCTCACATGCCATCCGGCCGTGGCCGTGTTGGATCAGACGCCGATTTCCCTGAACCTCGCAACGTAGAATGATCATACCGCTGCGGCCTGCACGCGGTAAAGCCATTTAATAGAGCAATTGCGGGCAGGGCAGCAGACTGGCGCCCATGCCCAAGTCTCGCTCCCGTAGCCCCGTCCTGACCACCTTCGCCGTGCAACTCAAGCGCGATGGCGAGGACGTGCGCGAACTGCACCTGTTGCCCGACGGCGATTTCAAGCCGGCCGCGATCGAAGATGCGCGCCAGATGCCGAAATCCGGCGTGTACCGGCTCAATGCCGCCGCCGCCGCTCGGGTTATCGCCCACGCACGCGCCAGCAGCAACGCGCTGCCCATCGACTACGAACACCAGACACAGCAGGCCGCTGTCAACGGCCAGCCCGCGCCGGCAGCCGGATGGATCGAAGGCGCCAATCTCGTTTACCGGCCTGGCGAGGGGCTATTCGCCCGCGACGTGCAGTGGACCCCGCGCGCCAAGAAGTACCTGGACGAGGATGAATACCGGTATCAGTCGGCGACGTTCATGCACGACCCCGAGACCGGCGAGGTGCTCGGCCTGGTCGGAGCAGCCCTGACCAACCGCCCGGCGCTCGACGGGCTGACCAGCGCCCGGCTGGCTGCGCTCAGCGCGCAGCTGGCGGGCCAATTTCCCACTACCGAGGACACCATGAACCCTCTGCTCAAAGCCCTTCTCGATGGCCTCGGCCTGCCCGAGACCGCAACCCTCGAACAGGGCGTGTCGGCGTTGGCCACGCTCAAGACCCAGGCGGCGCAGGCCGGCGGCCTGAGCGCCGAACTGGCTACGCTCAAGGCGGCCGCGCCGGATCCGGCCAAGTACGTGCCCATCGACACCGTTACCCAGCTCAACCAGGAGCTGGCAACGCTACGCGCTCAAGAGCTGCAGCGCGAGATCGACGCGGTAATCGATCTGGCCAAGGACGAGGGCCGCATCGCGTCCGAAGCCTACGAAACCACCCTGCGCGAAGTGGGCAAGTCCAGCCTGGCGCAGCTCAAGGCCCTTGTCCAGGCCGCTCCCGCCAATCCCGCGCTCGCGGGCCGGCGCCAGACCGACACCATCAAGCGCGATGGCGGCGGCGGCCAGGGCGAGCTCACGCAGGCCGAACTCGCCGTATGCGCGGCCACCGGCATCAGCCCGGACGACTTCAAGAAGCAGAAGGCCGCGCTGGCCACCGGCTGACCCCACCGGCTGAACCATTTCCCCCGATAGGAGCCCCCCCATGACTGCACTGACTTCCGACCGCAGCACGCCGTACCGCCAGGGCGAGCAGGTTTCCGATCCGCTGGCCGCTGGCGCCGTGATCTACGCGGGCGGTATGTACGCCCTGGACGGCGACGGCAACGCCGTGCGGGCAACGGCTGCCGGCAATGCTGTGCGTGCGGTCGCCCAGGTTCGCGCGGTACAGGCCGATGGCGACGAGCGCGTGGACGGCTCGCGCGGCGTCTGGCGGTTCGGCAATGCGGCCGGCGCGGCCGAGTTGACGCGCGCCGACATCGGATCCGTGGCCTATGTCGTGGACGATCAGACCGTCGGCAAGACCGGCACGGCCGTGGCCGGCCTGGTGTTCGACATCGAGGGCGACGAAGTCTGGATCGACATTGGCGCGGCCAGCGTGGTGGTGAACGCCAGCGCCGGCGCCGCAGCCTGACCTGCCCGTCCGAAACCCTTTCTACATTCGGAGCATCCGACATGATCATCAACCGTGCCAACCTGACGACGCTGCGCGTGGCGTTCAATGCGGCATTCCAGGCCGGCCTGGACCAGGCCGAAAGCCAGTACCTGCAGATCGCCACCGAGGTGCCCAGCACCACGGGCAGCGAGGAATATGGCTGGCTGGGCCAGCTCCCCAACATGCGCGAGTGGATCGGCGATCGCGTGGTCCATGGACTGCAGGAACACGACTACACGATCAAGAACAAGCCGTTCGAGCTGACCATCGGTGTGCCCCGCACCGCGATCGATGATGACCAGTACGGCATCTACAGCCCCATGTTCACCGAGATGGGCCGCAGCGTCGCCGCGCACCCGGATCAACTGGTGTTCGGTCTGCTGGCGGCCGGCCGCACCGCCCTGTGCTACGACAAGCAACCGTTCTTCAGCGCCAGCCACCCCGTACTGGACGAAAAGGGCAAGAAGGCCACGCAATCGAACATCGACGACGGCCCCGGCGGCAACGGTACCTGGTACGTGCTCGATACCACGCGTGCACTCAAGCCGCTGATTTTCCAGAACCGCAAGAAACCCGTGTTCGTGGCCAAGGACAACGAGACCGACGACAACGTGTTCGATCGCGCGGAATTCAAGTACGGCACGGACCGGCGCGGCAATGCCGGTTTCGGCTTCTGGCAGCTGGCCCAGTCCAGCACCAAGGAGCTGAACGCCGACAACCTCTGGAACGCCATCGAAACGCTCGAGTCGCGCACCGGTGACCACGGGCGCAAGCTGAACCTGAAGGCGACGCTGCTGGTCGTGCCGGGCAACCTGCAGCGCAAGGCGACCACGCTGCTGACGAGCGATCTGATCAGCGATGGCACCACCACCATCAGCAACGGCTTGAAGGACCGCCTGAAGCTGATGATCAGCAACTGGCTGTAAATCGAATCCTCCCCGCGAGGCCGTGATCCCTATCCGCTGCGCCTGGCGGTTGGGGGGAGCCTGCCAGGCGCTACACCGCCAACCTCATGCCGGGGCTGGATAACGGGAAGTGGTTGGTATAGCCCCGGCACCTGCGACCTTTTCCATGACCTACGCAACCCCCACCGAGCTGCTCGTGCGCTTCGATCCCGATGAGATCGCGCAGCGCGCCGATCGCCAGATGCCGCGTCTCGTCACCGACGAGATGCTGCGTACGGCCGCGGCCGACGGTGACCTGAGCGGATTCACGGACGCCGAGCGCGCCGCGATCGCGCGGGCCATGGAAAAGATCGGCCGCGCGCTGGACGACGCGCGCAACACCATCGACGGCTACCTCACCGGCCGGTACAAACTGCCGCTCGCGCCCGTGCCCCAGGTGCTCACGCGCATCGCCTGCGAGCTGGCCCGGTTCTATCTGTACGACGACCAGCTCACCGACCCGGTCAAGATGCGCTACGAGGCCAACATCAAGTTCCTGCGCGACGTGGCCGCGGGCGTGCTGCAGCTGGGCGTGGACGCCGACTCGGGCGCCGCGCCGGCCGGCGGCGCTGAGGCGCTGCTGTTCACGTCAGGCAGAGTGTGGGACCGCAGGAAATCCGGAGGATTTCTCTGATGGTCCAGGCCACGATCCGGCACGACGGCCAGCGCGCGCTGGATGCCGCGCTGACGCGCCTGGGCGCGCTGGGCCGTTCTCCCCGACCGATGTTCCAGGCGTTCGCCAACTATGGCGAGAATTCCACGCGGCTGCGCTTCGAGCGGCAGGCCGGCCCGGATGGCGCGGCATGGAAGCCCAGCCGCCGCGCCGCGAAGACGGGCGGCAAGACGCTGATCCTGTCGCGCCGCCTGCTGCGGAGCATCACCAGCGTCTACGGCGGCGATTTCGCGGCTTGGGGCAGCAATGTCGTTTATGCCCCCATTCACCAGTTGGGCGGCGTCATCGAGCGTGCTCCGCATTCGGTGCGGGTGCGGCTGCGTACGGACGCCCGTGGAAGCTTGCTGCGCCAGGCTGGCGCGAAAAAACTGGCGGTGTTCGCCCGTGACAGGCACACGCGCGCCCGAGAAAGCTGGCACGAGGTTCAGGCTTACAAGATCCGCATGCCCGCGCGCCCGTTCCTGGGCGTGAACCGCGAGGATCTCTGGGCCATGGGCCGTCTCTCGGTGCAGGTCATCCAGGCGGCAGCAGGAGGCGGTGGTGCTCGGTAGACACGAACTGGCGATCATCGCAGCCCTGAAGGCGCGCCCCGGCATTCAGAAGACCACGCGCACTGTGGGCAGCCTGCCGGCCGTGCCGGACGATCAGCGGATGCTGCAGCGCTATCTGGTCGACGCGCCTGCGCTGTATGTGACCGAGGGCGCCTATCGCATCGCGGACGACATGGGTGTGCTGTCGTTCACGGTGGGAATTGTCGTGCGAAACGTGGCCGGCAACGCCCAAGCGCGGCTCGGAGACGGTGTGACGACCGGTGCCGACCAGCTGCTGACCCTGGTGCTCCGGGCGCTGCACGGGCGGCGCATTGGCGAGGCCAGCTGGACGGTACGCCGGGCCGAGTATCTGGAGCCTGCCGATGTATTCGAGGCTGCCGGATTGACGGTGTTGGGCGTCTCCGTTGAAAGCTCGCCCATGGCGCTGCCGGACGATCCTGAGGAACTCGACAGCCTTGGCGACCTGCGCCACGTCCACCTCGACATGGACATCGCCCCGCACGCGGTCAGCGGCGAGTACGGGAAATGGCTTGCCGAACCGCCCGATTACAGCGACGACCAGCCGGACCTGCAGGCGGACATTCCGCTCGCGGGCGCCGGCGCCAACGAACCCTGAACAGGAGCCACCATGGCCGATCCCGTCATTCTGAAACCCGCCGTCGTCGACGGCGTGCCGCTGCGGGTCCGCAAGCCCCAGGGCGGCTATCTCAACCCCAGCGGCGAGCCTGTCATGCTGACCACGTACTGGCGTCGCCGCCGGCTCGATGGCGACGTCGTGGCCGTCACCGAAACCGCTGCCGGCAAGGCCGCCTCGGCCAAGACCGGCAAGGCCATCACCTCGTAAGGAGCGAGCCGCCATGCCGGACAACATCATTTTCAACACGATCCCGACCGACATCCGCACGCCGGGCCAGTTTCTCGAGATCGACAACAGCAAGGCGTTGCGCGGCCTGCCGTCGCTGGACCGTCGAATCCTGGTGATGGGCAACATGCTCGCCACCGGCACGGCCTCGGCCGAGACGCTGTACCGCATCAACAGCGGCGATGAAGGCGCTGCCCTGTTCGGCAGGGGCAGCGTTCTGCACGAGATGCTGCGCCTGGTGCGGGCAGCGAACAAGACCAGCGACGTCTGGGCACTGGGGCTCGAGGACCTGGCCGCTGGCGTGGCCGCGACCAAGGTCATCACGGTCAGCGGCCCGGCTACGGCGGCTGGCACGATCGCGCTGTACATCAACGGCCAGAAGCTGTCGATCGGCGTTGCCGCGGGCGACACCCCCTCGACGGTCGCCACGGCGATCGCCGCCGTCGTCGGCGCCTATGCCAACGGCCCGGTCACCGCCGCCGCGGTTGACGACGTGGTGACGCTGACGGCACGCCACAAAGGCGCATTCACGCAGGGCATCGCCGTTTTGACGAACTTCTACGACGACGAGGTGCTGCCCGCCGGCATCACGGTGGCGATCGCCGATGGCGTGACGGGCGCCGGCAATCCGGACGCGGCCGACGCGCTGGCAGCGATCTCCGACGAGTCGTTCTACACCATCATCTCGCCGTGGAGCGACGCGGCGAACATGGCGCTGGTCGAGGCGGAGCTGGGCAGCCGGTTCGGCGGCATGGATATGCGTACCGGGCACGTGTTCGTCGGCGTGGCCGGCACGCACGGAACGCTCACCACCTATGGGTCCGCGCGCAACAACGCGCACAGCACGTTCATCGGTGTGAAGGGGGCGCCCCAGGCGCCCTACCTGTGGGGCGCGGTGCTGGGCGCTGTAGCCGAGTTCAACGGCGCCATCGACCCGGCCCGGCCGTTGCAGACGCTCGTCCTGCCGGGCCTGCTGGCTCCGCGGCCGGCAGACCGGTTCCGGCGCGAAGAGCGCGACCTGCTGCTGCGCGACGGCTGCAGCACGTTCACCGTGGCCCAGGACGGCACTGTGCTCATCGAGCGCGTGGTCACCACCTACCAGACCAACGCCTGGGGGATCGAGGACGTCTCGTACCTGGATCTCGAGTCCGTATGGACCGCGGACTACATGCGCTATGCGTTCCGCGTGGCGGTGGCCACGGACTACCCGCGCCACAAGTTGGCCGACGACGGAACCGACTTCGACCCCGCGCAGCCGATCGCAACGCCGTCGATGATCAAAGGCACGTTGGTTGCCACGGGCAAGAAGCTGGAAAAGGCAGGCCTGCTGGAGGGATTCGAAGAGTTCAAGACCGCGCTGGTCGTTCAGCGCAGCATGGTCGACCGCAACCGCGTCAACGCCGTCATCCCGCCTGACCTCGTCAACCAGTTCCGCATTTTCGCGGGCAGCATCCAGTTCATTCTGTAAGGAGGCCAGACCATGCCCCAAGTAACCGGCCGGGTATACATCAGCGTGGGCGGGCGCCGCCTGCGCAGCAAACCGGGCGCCACGCTGGACATCGGCGGCGTCTCGCGTACCGCGGTCACCAGCGACAGCGGCGTCGACGGCTACACCGAAGCCACCACTGCGCCGGTGGTGAACTGCACCATCAGCCACACGGCGGATATCAGCCTGGCCGAGCTGGGTGCGATCACGGACGAGACGCTGCGATTCCAGACCGACACGGGCGTGGGATTCACCATCCGCAGCGCCTGGTGCGCGTCGCCGCCCGTGCTCGGGGCCGGCGGCGAAGTGACGCTCGTGTTCAACGGCGTCGAGTGCATCGAAGGCTGACGCCTGTCTGCAAATTTCTTTCAAGGACCAATATGGCTACCCCCCTGACCGTCATCAAGAAACTGCCCAAGCCATGGAAGCTGGGCGGCAAGGATGTCACCGAGATCGAGGTCCGCGAGCCACTGCTGGGCGACTCGCTCGAGGCCGAGAAAGAGGCCAGCCCGTCGCTGCAGCCGACCGCGTTCCAGGTAGCCCTGGCCTGCCAGGTGCTGGTGCGCGCCGGCGATGACACCGGGCCGTTCGCGCCGGCGCAGTTCAAGTCGCTGAACGGCAAGCAGTGGGCCGTGATCCGCGAGGCGATGAACGAGGCCGAAAAGCTGGGGGAAGCCTAACGCGCGGCCGCGAGGGCGCGCTCCTGCAGATCATGATCTTGGCCGCCCGGCTCGGCTGGAGCCGGGCCGAGATTCTGGCGCTGCCGCAGTCGGAGGCAGAGTTCTACGTTGAGCAACTAATCAAGAAGAAGCCGGGCCAATGAGCGAATTCACCGTCGGCGTCCGAGTCACGGGCGATGCGGCCGGCCTGGCCAAGGCGGCCCAGGAAGCCAAGAAGTCCTTGGACAGCCTGGCCGGCGTGGGCACAAAGGATCTCTCCGCCATCAACAAGGCGGCCAAAGCGACCGAGACGTCCCTGGTCACCATGTCCACGCGCTCCCGCAGCGAGTTCACGCGCATGGCGCAGGCCCGGGAATCGCTGGGCATCCGTTCCGAGCAGCGTGTTCAGCGGGAAATCCTGCGCACCCAGGCCGCCTACCAACGCTTGACCTCCAGCGGCACGCTGACCTGGCGCGAGCAGCGCCGCGCGGCCGAACAGATGCGCGAAACCATCGGCAGGCTCAATGCCGAGATGGGCGTTTACAGCACGCGGCAGCGGGCCGTGGCGGGTATGCAGCGCGCCGGTATGGTCGTGGCGGGGCTCGCCGCGGGCGCGGCGGTCGTGGCGCCGAAGGTCGGTCGGGCTTTCGCATACGATGAGCAGCTCGCAGGCATGGCCAATACGGCCTATGGCGATCCTTCGTTGTCGGCCGACGAGGATCGGGCGCGGCGCTTTGCAGGACGGCAGGAGATGGACCAAGCTATCCGCCAGGCCATCCGGTACGGCGGCGGCACTCGAGAGGACGCGGCGGCCACGCTGAATTCGCTGCTATCTTCTGGGCGCTTTGAGGCGCGCGATTCTCTGACGATCTTTCGGGAGGCTGTGCGTGCCGCCACTGCCAACCAGGCAGCTGGCGACGACTTCGCGCAAATCGCATTTGCCGCGAACGCGAGCATGGGCATCAAGCCCGAGGACATGGCGAAGGCATTTGGTGCCGCCACCTACGCCGGGCAAAGTGGCGCTTTCGAGATCCGGGATATGGCGAAGGCATTGCCGGGCCAGTTCGCGGCGGCGTCGAACGTTGGCCTGTCCGGCCTGGAGGGCTTCGCGAAGCTGGCAGCGCTGAACCAGGCATCGCGGCTCACCGCGGGGACGTCGGACGAAGCCGCGACGAACACCCAGAACCTCCTGGGAAAGATGGGCGCGCAGGACACCCGGGCCAATTTTGCCAAGCTGGGCATCAACTACGACAAACGGTTGGCCGAAGGCCGCATGCAAGGTCAGGATGCGTTGGACGTTACGGCGAGCATCATCGAGGAACAGCTGGCCAAGAATAAAAACTATCAGGCGGCGCTCAAGGCGTACCGTAGCGCGGAAACTGGCAGCGATCGACAAGAGGCACTGGGATCGGTCATGAAGATCGCCCAGGGCGGCGTCATCTCGAAGCTGTTTCCGGATCAACAAGCCATGAAGGCCCTCGTTGGGTTTCTGGCCGACCGAGAGAACGTCGGCAAGGTGGCCACGGATTCTCTCGTGTATGGGGCGGATGCGGTAAGTCGCAATATGTGGACGGTCGAGGATTCGCCCAGTTTTCGACTCAACCAGGCTAAGCAGGCGGCAGAGTTCGCCAACTACGACGCCATGATCAAGCTGGGGCCGGCGGTCTCGTCCGTAGCGGATACGTTCACCGACCTGGCCGGAAAGTACCCCGAGCTGGCAGCCGCGATCAGCGGCGCGACGACCGCGCTGCAGGGCCTGGCCGTGACGGCGGGCGTGATCGGCCTGGGCGGGGCGGTACTCGGCGGCAAGGGTGTCGGCGCTGGCGCCGGCAAGATGCTGCGTGGAGGCTGGAGCGCCGGCGCGCAGGGCGTCCGCGCTGCCGGCAGCGCCGCAGTTGGGGCCGCTGAGGTTACCGCGGCAGGCGCCACTGCGCTGGGTGCCACCGGCTTGGCCGCGGGCGGGCTGCTGGTGGGCGCCCCTGTGCTCGGCGCGTATGCCTACGACCGGATGACCAATACCGAGGGCGGCCTGCGCCAGCGCATCGCCGACCGCGAGGCGCGGCTGGCGGAGTTCGACCAGCTGATTGCCGCCAAGCGCGATGCGGGCGACACGCCCGAGTCCATTAACCGTGTGCAGGCCGAGCGCGATGCCATGGCGGCCTCGCGCGACGACATGACGCATCGTCTGCAGGAGCTGCTGGCCAATACCCGCATCGGCGGCGAAATCACGGTCAACGTGACGGCAGCGCCGGGCGTGCAGGCGCACACCGAGCTCAAACCCAATGACGGCACGAGCATGACCGGCGCGGTCGGCCGCACCAACGTGGATACGGACTGAATATGGGGTGGCGTGAAGAACTGCGGCGGGTGAACCATTCCGATGGTGCTGGTGTGGGTGCGAGCTTTCGCGGCGTGCCATTCCGCACTACCGACTCGGATACCGGCGTGGGCCGGCGCAACGAGCTGCACGAGTATCCCCTGCGCGACGTGCCGTTCGCCGACGACCTGGGCCGTCGTGCGCGGCAATTCCAGATCACGGGCTATGTGCTCGGTGAAGATTACCTGCAGCAGCGCGACGCATTGATCGCGGCGCTGGAGGCCTATGGCCCCGGAGAGCTTATCCATCCGCGCTACGGCATGCTCAATGTCGTCGTCATCGGGCAGGTGAGCATCCGGGAATCCAGCGCAGAGGGCGGCGTCGCGCGGTTCTCCATCACGTTCGCCGAGGCCGGCGAAAACACGTTTCCCCAGGAGGCCTCGAGTACCCAGGGCCTGGTTCACGACGCGGCCGACGGCCTGGGTTTGGTGTCCATCGATCGCCTGGCGTCGCTGCTCGACGTTTCGGGCGCGGCCGTCCTGGCGACGGACGTGATCGGGCGCGTCACGTCTGCCCTGGACGCTCTGCAGCGCATGGTCAGTCTGAACGGTCTGGTCGAGGCCGCAGGCGACATCGTGCGCGGAATCTCGTCGATATCCAGTCGCGTGTCGGCGCTTATCCGCACCCCTGAAACGCTGGCGCTGCAGATGCAGTCGCTGTATCAGCAATTGAACCTAGCCCTGCGCCGGCCGAAATCCGCGCTGGCCGATCTGCGCGCGGAGTTCGGCGCGAACGACCCTGCGCCATGGGTGACTCCCGGGGTGGCGTCCAGCGTGCCGCCCGGCGGAGAAGGAGGCGAAGGTGGGGCGGCGCAGCGCCGGGGGACGACGGCCGCGCAGCGCCAGGTCAACTTGGCCGTGGTGCAGGAGTTCGTCCGTGCGCAGGTTGTGGCCGCGCAGGCGCGGATCCTGTCTGACGCGATTGGCGCCGGCGATATCGTGACGTCGCAAGACGCTCAGGAACAGGCCGCCGTAGTGCTCGACGAGATTGACCACGAGCTGGAGGCCTACGATCCGCCGGCCGAAGTGGCGGCCGCGCTGATCGCCCTGCGCGTGGCCATCGTGCGCGACGTGTCGGAGCAAGCCGATCGGCTGCTGCAACGCTCGACCATCACTACCCAGGCGGTGCTGCCCGCGCTGCTGATCGCGCAGCGCGTGTACCAGGATGCTACGCGGGCCGACGAGATCGTCACGCGCAACGGGGTACTCAACCCCCTGTTCGTGCCGGCCCGCGAGCTGGAGGTGCTGCGCTGATGGCCCAGGATAATCTGCTGACGCTAGTGGTCGGTGGGCGGGCCTATGGCGGCTGGAAGTCCGTCACGGTCGAGCGCGGGATCGAGCAGCTCGCTGGCGAATTCGAGCTCTCGTTGACACACCGCTGGCCTGGCCAGGATGCCCCGATCGGTCTGCGCGAGGGGCTACCCTGCGAAGTGCGGGTCGGGCGCGACCTGCTCATCACTGGCTACATCGATACCCTGAACATCGACTTGGACGATCAATCCTGCGCGTTGACCGTAAGCGGCCGCGACAAGACCGGCGACCTGGTGGACAGCTCGGCGATCCATGGCGGCGGCCAGTGGAACGGCGCACGGCTCTCGCAAATCGTACGGGACATCTGCAAGCCGTTCGGCATCGACGTACTGATGCTGGCCGAGGATGATGTATTCGAGAGCTTCGCGCTGGACGATGGCGAGAAAGCGTTCGATGCCATCGACCGTGCCGCGCGCGCCAAGGCAGTGCTGGTGACCAGCTCGCCGGAGGGACACCTCGTGCTGACCCGGGCGAGCGAGGAGCTCATCGAGACGCGCCTGGTCGAGGGAGAGAATATCAAGCGGATCGAGGCGCGCCACACCTGGGCGCGGCGGCACTCCAAGATTCTGCTCAAGGCACAACGGACGGGCACCGACAACCAGTATGGCGAGATCGCCGCGCACGTCGAAGCCGCGGCCGAGGATCCGGAGATCGACCGATATCGGCCGCTCATCATCCATTCCGAACAGGGGCTGAGCACGGCAGAATCCCAGGAGCGTGCCCAGTGGGAGGTCTCCACCCGCATGGGTCGAGGCAAGCGCGCCCGGATCGTTGTCGTGGGCTGGCGCACTGGCCGGGACGGGCAGACTGGCGCGTTGTGGCGACCGAACACCCTGGTACGGGTTATCAGTCCCAGGATGTTCCTGGACATGGACATGCTGATCGCGGCATGTCGGTATAGCCTGGACGAGCGCGGCCGGCGCACGACGCTCACGGTCTGCCGGCCGGAGGCGTTCGACCTCGAGGGCGCCTCGCCGCGCCGCCGGCGCAAGCGCCGCAAGCATCGGGGTGACGATGACACGCCCTGGGATCTATCTGGCAAGGGGCGCGCACGATGAATTTCTCCGCCGCGGTCGGCCGTCTGCGCCTGGCCATCGCCCGCGCCCTGATCGGCGGGGTCGACGATGCAGGCGGGCTGCAGACCATGCAGGTCCGGATCCAGGCGGGCGTCGTGCGCGACCGCGTGGAGCGGTTCCAGCAATATGGCCTGACGTCTGTGCCGTACGACGACGCCGAGAGCGTGGCGCTGTCGGTCGGGGGCAGTACCAACCACGTGATCGTGATCAGCGTCGACGACCGACGGTACCGCCTGCGTGGGCTGTCCGAAGGCGAAGTCGCACTGTACGACGACCTGGGGCAGGTGGTGCATCTGACGCGCGGCGGCATCATCATTCGCGGTGCCGGCTGGCCGGTGACGGTGACCGACACGCCGCTGATTGACCTGGACGCCGACGTGCGCGTGCGTGGCGGCATCTCCGTCGAAAACCAGACAGGGGTCGGCAACAACATCGCCGGCCCCGTGAATTTCACCGGCGACAGCGTCAAACACCAGGGCGTCGATATCGGCATGAACCATGAGCACGACGGCGTCCAGGCCGGCGACGCCGTCTCCGGCGGGCCGGTTCGCTAGCAGGTAAACCCGTTTAATAGAGGGTTCCTCCGTGATCCGCGAGGATTGCGGGCATGGACTGCGCACTCTCCCTCGACCCTGAAACCGGCCTGCTCGACATGAGCCTGGACGGGGCCGATTTCGCTGGCGACGACACGCTGAAAACGGCTGTGTTGCTGAGCCTGTGCACCGACCGCATGGCACAGGAGCATGAGGTGGGGCCTGGAGAGGATCGACGCGGCTGGTGGGCCGATGCCTACGCCACGCCGCCGGGTGACCGGTTCGGCTGCCGATGGTGGTTGCTGGCGAGGGAAAAGCAGCTGCCATCCGTGGTTCAGCGAGCCCGCGACTATGCCCAGGAGGCGCTCGCATGGATGGTCGCTGACGGCCTGGCCAGCGCCGTCAGCGTGAGCGCATTCGTCCCGCGGATGGGCTGGCTGGTGATCTACGTCACCCTGCGCGTCAATGGCGTGGACCGGCGCTACCGATTCGAGTGGAATGGCGAGACGCAAGCGTGGCGCCTGGCCGGGGAATCGTTCGGCGAGGCGTGAAATGGCATTCAACCGTCCCACTCTCCCTGAACTGATCGACCAGACGGCATCCGAAATGGAAAGCCGCTTGCCGGGCGTTCTCGCGCGAGCCCGGCGCAGCCTGGTGGGCGTCGTGGTGCGCGTGCTGTCCGGTGGTCTCGATGCCCTGTACAAGTACGTTGAAATACTGCTGAAGCGGGCGTGGCCCGACCAGTGCGATGCTGAATATCTCGATACGCACGGCGCGCGCTGGGGTGTCACGCGGACCCCTGCCGCAGCGGCGACGGGGCCGCTGCCCATCGAGGGGGCTGACGGCGCTGCGCTGCCGGCCGGCAGCGTGCTCCAGCGCGCGGACGGCGCGCGATACACCGTCGACGTCGGGGTCATTGTGGCCGGCGGCACAGCGGTCGCCAGGATCACCGCCGAAGAGCCTGGGCAGGCCGGCAACACCGCGCCGGGCGCCCAGTTCACCCTCGTCAGCCCCGTGGCCGGCATCAACAGCGTGGCCGTGGCATCGACGGCAATCTCTGGAGGTGCCGACGTCGAGAGCCCTGAACCGTTCCGGGCTCGGATCCTGGAACGCATCCGCCGCCCTCCGCACGGTGGCAGCGCTGACGATTATGTGGCGTGGGCAAAACAGGTTCCGGGTGTCACCCGGGCCTGGTGTACGCCCGCAGGCATGGGGCCTGGAACAGTCGTAGTTCGCTTTGTCCGCGATGACGACGACGATCCCATTCCCGATGCGGGGGAGATCGAGGCTGTTCAGGCGCACATCGAAACCGTGCGGCCGGTCACCGCCGAGCTCTACGTACTGGCGGTCGTGGCCAAGCCCATTATCTATGTGATTGCCGGGCTGCGTCCGGACACGCCGGAGGTGCGCGCCGCCGTCATCGCCGAGCTGCAGGACATGCACGTTCGCGACGCTGTGCCGGGTGGAACGCTGTTGCGCAGTCATATGTCCGAGGCGATATCGATCGCCGCCGGCGAGACTGATCATCGTTTGGTATCACCCGCAGGCAATGTGGTCTGCCTGGCCAGCGAGCTGGCAACGTTCGGAGGTGTCCAGTGGACCCCATGAGTGTGGGCGCCTGGCGCGAGGCGCTGCTAGCGCTGCTGCCCCCGAGTTCAGCGATCAACCGCGCCGCCGACGGTGTGCTGGCGCGAGTCCTTGAGGCGTGCGGCGCTGCCATGAGGGGCGTCGAGCAGAGGGCGCTGTCCTTGGTGGCTCAGTTCGACCCGCTGCAGGCCGATGAACTTCTTGAAGATTGGGAACGGCTGTTTCCCGACGAGTGCGGATGCCTCAATGAGCAGGTCAGCAAAGACCAGCGGCGCCTGCGGGTCAACACCCGTCGGCTGATGCTCGGCGACGCTCGGCCGGAGTACTTCCGGCAGATGGCGGTCACATTGGGGTACCCCGACGCTCGGATCCAGGAGTTTGTCCCGTTCCGGGCGACCAGTCGCTGCACAGCCGCAATCAACCAGGGCGGGTGGCGCTACGCCTGGCGGGTAAATACCGGGGCTGCTACCGAAGCCGTATCGGCCACCGCTACCACGGCGTGTACGGCTCCACTGCGCGTGTGGGGGGATCCCGGGCTGCTCTGCTTGCTGTCGCGCTATCGGCCGGCGCACACCATTGCGCTCGTTGGTTACGAGGACTCTTCCGGCTTACTTTCTATAGGCACGCTATGCGACGAATAGCTACTCCCACACGGCTGCAGAACAAGTTCGGTGCAGGTCGTGACGGGTTCACCAACGGAGACCTCGTTGCAGGGCTCCCGGCGACCGATCTGGAGGCTGAGTGGTTCGATGCCGTCCAGGAGGAAATAGCCACGGTCATCGAGGCAGCCGGCTTGACCCTGGACGCCACCAACAACGGGCAGTTGCTGGCTGCGATACAGGAGCTGGCCAAGCGCGGGGTCCGCGCACATCAGGTTTTCGATTTCGGCAGCATTACCGACCCGACGCCTGGCGACGACGACGGTTTCGATCATCTTGACCTTGGGAACCTCTCATGAGCGGGAAAACACTTCAATTCCGGGGCGGTACGACCGCTCAACACGCCACCTTTGTAGGGGCGCAGCGCGAACTCACGGTGGACATCACTAAGAAGGTCGTCGTCGTCCACGACGGCGTCACGCCGGGCGGCCTGCCGATGGTCGGGTTCAGCCAGGTCGGCGTTGCCGGTGGCGTTGCCCCTCTGGGCGCGGATCAAAAGGTACCGGCGGCCAACCTGCCGTCATACGTCGACGACGTGCTCGAGTACGCGAACAGGGCAGGATTTCCCACACCTGGCGAGACGGGCAAGATATTTGTGGCGCTGGACACCAGTCGACAGTACCGCTGGTCGGGCTCCACCTATGTGGAGCTGGTCGCCTCGCCTGGGACGACGGACGACGTTGTCGAGGGTGCGGCCAACCTGTACTACACGAATGCACGGGTGGACGCGCGTATCGCCGCCGCCGGCTTGGCCGCTGCGAACTACACCCTGGCCGACGCTGCGGCGGCGAGTACTCTGCCTGCGGCAGGAACGTCCACTTCCGTGGCCAGTCTGCTGCAGGTTACCCGGAACGCGCTGAAGTGGCTGGTGGCCCGTTTCGACTCCGGCGGGAACGCGCTCGCCGCCGTGAAGTTGACCACGCCTCGATCATTCCAGGTCAACCTGGCCTCAACGGCCGCCACGTCATTCGATGGTACGGCGAACATTACGTTCGGCGTCACGGGCGCGCTTCCGATCTCAAGTGGCGGCACCGGTAGCACCACCGCGGCAGGCGCTCGCACCGCGCTCGGATTGGGTTCGCTGGCAACGAAGAGCTCGGTCACCATTGACGACCTGGGCAACCTGGATTTGGGAGACCTGACGTGAGTACCCCTCTGCAACTGCGCGGCGGCACGGCCGGCGAGCATGAAACGTTTACCGGCAAGGTCCGCGAGGTGACGGTCAACACGACCCGCGGGACCCTTCACGTTCACGACGGCCAGACGCCGAGGGGCTTCGAGCTGGCTCGCGTGGATCGCACCATGCCGGTGATGAGCATGGCGACGGTGACGGCGCTGACGGCTGATGTCGGCCCCGTGTGGGTCATCGAAGCCCAGGACGTCTGGGTGTGGGTGCCGCTGGGTACGTACTGGACGGGCGGCTACCGATCGGCCAAGTTGGGCGAGTACGAACACGGATGGTCGCGCACCGCGCGCCCGTGGCAGATCGCCGCCGAAGGTGCCTGGCTCAACGAAACCACCTATCCCGGAAAGCACTTGCTGGCCTGGGCGCAGGAGAACGGCCTCCTGGTCGCAGCCGCCAGTTATGTCGTCGGAGCCTACAACTTCGCCAGGTCGGGTGGCCAGATCCGCGTGCCGGACATGCGCAATATGTTCGACCGCGCATACGGTACTGACGCTGACACTGCAAATGCCAGGACCCTCGGGTCCCGGCAGTCGGATGCCATGCAGCGGCTCAATGGTGGCCTGGGCTGGGTCGGCCGGACAGCCACGTCGCAGAGCGCCAGCGGCGTTTTTTCCGACAGTCCGTTCAACACAGTACCGGTCGGGAACAGCGGAACCGTTGGCGGTTCGTCGTCGATCACCTTCGACAGCGCGTTCACGGCCAGGTCGTCTTCGGAGACCCGTAGCTTGAACGCTGCATATGCGCCCCGAATCCATGTATAGGCATTCACACATGGATCCTTGGCGCGAACGCAACGTTGGTAGATCGGTTTTCGGACGAGGTGCGGGCGGTCCGGGCATTGTCGAACGCCATAGCGCCGTAGTTGGTGTCCACGGTGCTGCCCGCGAACGAGATGCCAGAGCCATATCGGGCGCTCACCACGAACGGGCCGGTTTGAGCGCCTGCATACGGCATGGTGCCGGGACCGCCCGTGATGCGTTGCTGGGCGTCGGGCTGGTAGCTGCCCAGGACGCGCGCATTTGCAGTGGCGAGGTCACACATGGAGGCGCGGATGGTAGGCAACGTTGTTTGGACGGAGTTCGGCACCCGCCCCTCCGACACCACGCCCGACGTACAGGTCGGTCCCGTAGCTGAGGGCGTTGCCGGTGGATTCGATGAGGCCGGCCGCGCCCAGGCGCGGAGGCGACAGCACGCTCAGCGTCCCGCCGAAACGGTTGGCCGTCCAGACCGTGACGTCGACGGGGCCTGTGGCGGCCGATTGCCGGCTGCCCAGGGTGCGCGCATTTGCAGTGGCGAGGTCATCAGGCATGGATTCTCGGGTAGTAGGCAGTATTTACCGGCCGCAGCTCAGCACCGCTACCGCCGGTGGCCAATCCGAGATACAGGTTGCTGCCGTTGCTCACGGCAGTGCCGGTGTTGGTGGTGAGGCTGGCCGACCCCAGCGCGGAGGTGCGCAGCACCGACAGATTGGACCCGGTTTCAGCGGCCGCATATGTTCTCAGCGCTAGCGGGCCAGTAGCCTCAGCCTGCCGGCTGCCCAGGACGCGCGCATTTGCAGTGGCGAGGTCAGACATGGATCCGCGGGCAGTACGCCGTGTTAACCGAGCGAGTCTCCGAGCCGCCGTTCGGCACGACGAACCCCGCGTCCTGGAACTGCAGCCCCAGCGCCGAGAAGCCCGAGCCGGCCTGGGCTGTTATGGCTACCTGGCCGGATACGTTCAGCGAGTGGCGATGCTCGCGGAACTGATCTGCCTGGCGCGACCCCAGCGATCTCGCATTTGCAGTGTCAATCCCACAACAGGAGAGTGTGTATGGAAATGGTGTATCAAGTCGACGCGCGCGGGTTGCTCTTGCATGCATGGCCCTGCGAAGGTCCGCGGCCGGGCATGTGCGTGCAGGACGAGCCGCCCAACCTGCCGGAGGGGCAGATTGCTCGTTGGGACACGTCCATCCCGGATTACGAACCGACGTTCGGTAATGCTGGAACCGGGCAGTGGCTGGTCGAGGCCGACTATCGTACTGTCCCGCTGTTCGTGACCTCGGACGGTCGGCCCTACGACCTCGCCGAAGAAGTCGACGGGCAGATGTACCCTGGCACCGGCCCGTTGCCCGAGTGGCTGACGGCACAACCGCGGCCGACGGAGAATCACCGCTGGGACGCCAGCACGATGGCCTGGGTGCTCGATCAGGCAGCGGAGCTGGCGGCACAGGCAAGGGCCGTCCGTGCGAGGCGCGACGAACTGCTGAACGCTACCAACGGCCTGGTGCTGCGCTCTGTCACAACGGCCGTTCCGTTGCCTCAGACGGTGCTGGACTACCTGCAGGCACTGCGCGACGTCCCGGAGCAGGTTGGCTTCCCCACCAGCGTGACGTGGCCCGAAAAACCTGCAGCGGTCGAATAAAAGACGCGGCGACGTGTTCGATGTTGGAGCATCGAACACGTCCCGCACCAGCAGGACAAGCTGCGGGCGTGGCCAGGGCCGCGTCACCTGTGCACAGGCGCGCCAAGGCTACCATTTTGAAACCTATTTACAAAATGGCATCACCAATCATCCCCTGGCTCGGCGGCAAGCGCCGCCTGGCCGACCGGCTTCTCCCGTACTTCCCCCCTCACCAGTGCTACGTCGAGCCGTTTGCCGGCGGCGCCGCGATGTTCTTTCTGCGGCCGGTGCCGGCCGATGCCGAGGTGCTGAATGATGTCAACGGCGAACTGGTGAATCTCTACCGGGTGGTCAAGTGTCACTTGGAGGAATTCGTCCGGCAGTTCAAATGGGCGTTGTCGAGCCGTCAGGTGTTCGAGTGGCTCAAGGAGACGCCGTCTCAGACGCTGACGGACATCCAGCGCGCCGCCCGGTTCTTTTACCTGCAGCACAGTGCGTTCGGAGGCCGCGTTGACGGGCAGACCTATGGCACGGCCACCACCGCACCACCTGGGTTGAATCTCCTGCGCATCGAGGAGAACCTGTCGGCCGCCCATCTCAGGCTGGCCAGCGCCTATATAGAAAACTTGCCGTGGAACGAGTGCATCCGGCGCTATGACCGGGTGCATACGTTCTTTTTCATGGACCCGCCGTATTGGGAGACCGAGGGGTATGGAGTCCAGTTCGGCTGGGATCAATACGAGCTGCTCGCGGCCGTGCTGGGCCAGCTGAAGGGGAAAGCCATCGTCACCCTCAATGATCATCCGGCCATTCGAAAGCTGTTCAGCGCCTACCCAATCGAGTCGACCGACATCGTCTACACCGTGGGCGCGGGCGCCGGTGCACCGCGCCGCGAGCTGGTGATCTTCAGCTGGAATGTGCACGCTGAGCCAGCAGGGCTGGTGTGA